GAAAACAAACTATTACTTCCATAAAAAATAAAGAAAAGAAAATTTTAGAACTACAAAAACAATTAACAATTTGTGAATCCAAGAAAAAATACAAAATCATAAACAAAATTTCTGAAATAAAAAGAAGTATAAAACATGAAATTGTATTTGGAGGGAAAGATTTGTTAAGAAAAATTTCCAAAGAAAAAGATTTAGGAAAGAAAGAGAATTTAATTAAAGAATTTAAAGAAAAAAGATTATTGCCTATTTGTAGTATAGGCGAAGCTCCTAAAAATTCTAATAGAAAATTTAGTTTTAAATTAAATGAAAACAAAATAATTTTTAAACCTAATGTTAAAATAAAAATAAATTTAGAATTTCATTCAGGTAAAAACCAAGTAAAAATTTTAAATAAATTACAAAATTTCATAGGAGAAATCCCTATTACTTGTTCTTTAGATAACAAATTTGTTTATATTTCTTATGATGAAGAAAAATTAAATAATTTTGAATTTAATGAGAAAGATTATAAAAAAGAATTAAACAATGAATTTTCTAAATTAAATTATTCAAAGGAAGAAAAAAGTTTTATAGCTAAAAAAATAAAACAAAAGTGGTATAAAGAACAAAAACAAAGAAAATTAGAAAATAAAATTTCTAATAGATATGCAAGTGTAGATTTAAATCCTCAATATATAGGATTTTGTATTAAAGAAGAAAATAAAGTAATTTACAAAAATGCTTTTGATTTGTCTAAATTATCCAATAAATTAGGTAAAAAATCTAGTGATAAAAAACAAAAACATCAAAATAATAAACGAAAATATGAATTAACAATTGTTTGGAAAGAAATTTTTAAATTGTGTAAACATTATAAAGTAGCTAATTTCGTTTTAGAAGATTTAGAATTCAAACAAAAAGGAATCAATGAAAATTCTTCTGAAGTTAATAGAAAATGTAAAAATATTTGGCATAGGACATTAACTACTAATCTTATTTCTAAGTATTGTAATAGTTTAGGAATAAACAAAATAGAAGTTAATCCTTGTTATTCAAGTTTTATGGGGAATTTAACATACAATGATTTTGACCCCATTGCAAGTTCGTTAGAACTTTGCAGAAGGGGTCAAACAAAATATATCAAAAATAATAAAAAACAATTTGGAGATTTAGAATCAATTAATCAAGAAAAGCTGAATTATTTCTTAGGTGAGAATGTTTCTAATTTTACTTCGGTAAAAGAATTATTCAAAATGTTTTCGGGAATAAAATACCGTAACGTTAGAAAGTCTAACGAAGAAATAAAGTTAAAAAGTTATAAATCTAAATTATATTGTATTATTTAGATAACTTTTTATGATTATTTTATTTTACTACAAAATTTTCTATAACCATTGTTTGAATTTAAAAATTTTAAATTTTTTCCACAATAGCATTTTGGTAATTCTAAAATATTATTGATAAAGCAAAAAAGTTTTTCCTTAAAAGTATTTCCAAAATTAATTTTATTTATAATTTCAAATTCTTCAGGGAAATCTTTTTTTATTTTTAAAGTAGTTATTTTTAAAAATTTTTCCATTTATATAAATATATAGTTAATTTGGAACATAAACAAATAATATGTATATTTATAAAAAAATAGTAATAATATGAATGGCAATAAGTTTAGAAAACAAGTATAGAAATAGAGAAGAATATGAGGATATAGTTTTATGTTATGGTAAGTCTTTTATTGAAAAATTATTTAATTATGAAAATAACCATCCAAATGGTATTGATTGTAAAAAATGTTTATTAGTTAAAACAACTTTTCAAGGATATAAAAAAGGTTATAAAGAATATTGTAGTAAATGTGGCCATTCAGCACCTGGGGTAAATGAAAGAAGGAAGAATACTTGTTTAGAAAAATATGGTAGTGACAATGTTTTTAAAACTGGTTTTATGCAAGAAAAATCAAAAGAAACTTGTTTAAAAAAATATGGAGTTACCAATGCGAATAAAACCAAAGAAACAAGAGAAAAAATAAGAAAAACTATAAAAGAAAAAATAGGCGTTGATTCTTATTTTAAAATCCCTGAATTTAAAAGAAAAGTTTTGGATATTATTAAAGAAAAACATGGTGCTGAGTACTCAATGCAAACAGAAAAAGGTAAAGAAAAATTTTTGGAAACTTGCATTGAAAGATATGGAATGAGCTATGTTGCCTCAGAACAAAACAGGGATAAACTAAGAGAAAAGGAAGTTCAAGATAAAGCTAATATTGGAAGAGAAAATACTTGTCAAGAAAAATACGGGGTTGATCATATTAGTCAAATACCAGAAGTACGAAAAAAAGTTAAAACTACATTAATAGAAAAATATGGAGTAGATTGTAACATGAATATTCCTTTTATAGTTGAAAAAACAAAATTAAAAATCAAGGAAAAATATGGAGTTGAATGGGGTTGTTTGATTAAAACAAATTATAAAACTTCGAAATATGAAAGAGCATTACGAGAATATTTTCAATTAGACCCTTTTAAATTAGGAACTAAACAATTTGATTTATGTTTTATCGAAGATAAAATTTTAGTTGAAATTGATGGTGAATTTTGGCATAAAGAAGATATAAGGAAAATTAATAATCAACAATTTACAAATTTTATTAATGATTATAAAAAAGAAATTTTAGCTAAAGAAAATGGATATAATTTAAAAAGAATAAGAGTTAATGATTTGTCTAAAATTATAAAATCAAAAATTATAACAAAAGAAATTATTTTTAATAATTGTTATATTAAGGAATATAATTTTAATATTCCATTAAATGAAATTATTTTAAAAGAATATTTAGAAATGTTAATTTTAAGTAACAATAAACAAAGATTAAAATTATTGTTTAAAAATATGAAAGAATACATTTTTATTTCTACAGGCAAGCAAAAAACAATTAATGAAATTTTAAAAGAAAATTATGAGTTATATAACACCACTAACAATTAATGGTATGTTATCTTCAAGATATAAGTTAATAAAAGGGGGATATAAAAAAAACAGTAAACAAGTAAATATTTTTAATAATATTGAATTAATAAATGAATATATTAAAGATTATAATGTTTCTTTATCTTATTTAACAGAAGAACAAAAAAATAAAATTTTAATAGAATTCCCACAACAAAATTTTTCTAAGTCAAATGAAATTATTTCTATTATAAATGAGAATTTTTTAAATCGTACAGGGAAAAAATTCAAGGAATTTAGAGAAGCATACAATCATTGGAATTCTAAAATTATAATTAAAAATAAATTAAATGATTTTGACGAAATACAAAATTTAATTGATAATTGGAAAAAAGAGAGTGGTGAAAAATATGGTTGGATAGAACATAGTGGTTATGACTTAAATTTTTTTAAAAATATTTATCCAATTGAAAAAGAAAAATATTACTGTTTATTTTTTTATTTAGGCGTTGAATTAGTTGGGTATTCAATAGTAGAAAAATCACAAACTAATATTTTCAATTATGTTATAAGAAAAACTCGAAAATATATAGACTTATGTCTTTATATTGATTACATAACAATTAAAAATCTTAATATAAATAAAGAATATTTTATTAATTGGGGTTGTTCTTCCGGAAATTTAAAAAAATATAAGAGTAAATTTCCTATTGCTTCACAAGAAAAAAGATTTTCATGCAAATTAAAAAAACTCCTTTAGACAATAGTAATTCAAATAATCCTTGGTTAATTACAACAAACAGAAATGAATTAATCGAAAAGGATGGTATTCCTCTTTCTGCTGAATATATTTGGTCTTTACAAGGAAATGATAGAAATGATTTAGTTAAATGGGTTTTTAATTATTATCAAAATAAAGAATTACCTATTGAAAGAATAAATGAAAATGATTTAATTTCTTCTTATCAAAATTTAATTAAAAAGGATGCCAGTGAAGTATTTGAAAATGGTTTTATAAAAAACTCTAATACAATTTTATTGAATGAAATAAGAAGTGTTTTTAATGAAGAATTTTATTCTAGTAAAAGAGAAAAAGCTAAAAGCATAAATGAAGCATTTAAAAATCCTGAATATTTTATTCAAGTATTACAAAATAGAATGGGTTATGTTTCTTCAAAAGAAGATGGAACTGATAGACCTATGGTATTTGGTATTACAGATAAAATGATAATTCAAGGAATTAAAAGTAGTGGGAAAGGTAGTATAATTTCGCAATTTAAGCCTTTAGTAGCAAAATATATATATGAAAATTATTGCCCTAAAAATGGTAAGGTATTTGATTATTCTTGTGGATGGGGAGCAAGAATGTTAGCATCGAATTCTTTAGGGTTAGAGTATTATGGTATAGATCCTTTAACATCAAATAAATGTAATTACATTTTAAATTTAATAAAAGGTAAAGGTAAAATATTTAATGGTTGTAGTGAAGATGAGAATTTATATAAAGAAATTCCTAAAGTAGATTTAATATTTTCTTCACCACCATATTTTAATATGGAAGTTTATTCAAACGAAATTTCTCAATCATATAATAAATTTAAAAATTATAATGATTGGTTAGAAAAATATTGGCATAAAACTGTAAAAAATTGCAAATCTATTTTAAAAGAAAAAGGAATATTTGGGATTGTTATGGTTGAAAAATATGGCAATTATAATCTTGCAAAAGATATGAACCAAATTATTTTAAATGAAGGAATGAATTTGATAAAAGAACTACCTATGAAAACAGGTAGTTCACATCTTACAAATAAAAAATTAAATGGAAATCAAAAAATAAATGATGTGATTTATTTATTTCAATAAAAATTAGATAACTAGGAAGAAATTATCAAACAAAAAATATTTTAAATTATCAATTATATGAAATTCTTCTTTAGTAAAACTAGGTTGTAGATTATATTGATAATTTAAAAGTAATTGTAAATTCTTCTTATTATTAATTTGAGTTAATTGATTAATTGGCATTGCATCTGCATGCTTTGAGAATGGTTCTGGATGATCCATATTATTTCTTTCTGGATTAATTTTTTCAGAAATATCTATTGCCTGTTTATAATTATCCAATGTAAAATTATTTCCAATAGAATTAAATATAGAATGATTTTTTGATAAATCTTGGCCAATAGAAATTTTTATAATTCTAACGCCAAATCTAGATTCAATTATACAATGGCCTTTATATTCATTTAATATTTCATGAAAGGTAATTTTCATACCATTATTTCCATTTCTTATAAATAAATGTGTGCCATTTATTACTAACTCAATTTTTTCTTTAATGCTTAATTTTTTCATAATACAAAATTAATTTATTTTTTATCTATTTTTTATTTATATTTGTAAAAATATTAAATAATGAAAAAAGGTTACGTTCACATTTCGATTTTACTTGATAAAAGTGGCAGTATTGAATTAATTAAAAATGATATAATGGGGTCAGTAAATAATTTTATTGAAACCCAAATGTTAATACCAGGTGATTTAACTATTTCACTTTCTACTTTTTCTGCTAAAATTCAAGCTATTAAAACTTTTACAGGGACTTTCCCTATTGATGATTTTGATTACCAAAGAATATTATTTTTTGATAAGCCCGAAAAATTTAATAAATTAACTCATTTTAATTTCCAACCTTCTGGTGGGACTGCATTATTTGATAATTGTAAAAGAATGATTGATGAAACAGGAACGTTCTTAGCTAATTTACCAATAGAAAATAGACCTGAAAAAGTTTTATTTGTTATAATTACTGATGGTGAAGAAAATTCTTCTTATTTAGTTAGTAAGGAACAATTAGATGAGTCAATTAATTTACAAAAAAATGTTTACAATTGGCAATTTATTTATCTTGGTGCTAATCAAGACGCTTTTGCAGTAGGAAAAGATTTAGGAATTAAAGCGATGAATTATTCAACAACTGAAAGAGGAATAAAATCAATGATTTCCGTTTTAAATTCTTCTACAAAAAATTATAGAACAGAAGCTTGTATGGATTTTATGATAAACCAAAATGATATTGAATTATAAAAATTTTTCTACAATAATTAAAAAGTACATTCATAATTTTTAATTGGGCTTGTTTCTACAAGCCCTTTTTCATGAGTAAATATAAAGAAACACTCTCATATATAAAAAAGATTATGTACGATACTCTATCTTTTTTATATGCAAAAGCTAATCGAATAGCGGTTAATGCTAAATATAATTGTATTAAAATTATCATTTGATAAAGAAAAGAATCTTGAGCAAAATAATAAATACAATGTATCATTACAATAGCAAAATTAAATATTTTAGTAAGATCGCTATAATTATTTCTAAAATTTAACATTGCTATCGTGAATAGCAATATATTTGGTATTATACAAAAGTAAATCATATTGCTATATTTTAAAAAATCCAATTAAATTCTGTTCTTTCAATTCCTGCAATATCTAACATATTTAAATGTCCGATTTGTTTATCACGTTCAAAAGAATAATTTTTATTTTTTGAAATTTGATCATGTGATTTACCTTGTAACCTTAATGCCTCAACTAATTTAAGAAGATAATTATTTTGTTCTTTCGCTTTATTATAAAGTCTCTTTTTTAATTCCTCCATTTTATTTATTTTTGTTTACTCTACAAAGTTAGTAATTTTTTTATCTACTTTTTTGTTTTTACAATAATTAAAAATAAAAGAAATAAATGGCAACTAAAATAACAAATGTTAATAATCAAATTTCATCAGGAATTACTTTTTCTGAGAATGATTTAACAGTGGTACAACAACAAGCAGCAGGGTTTAGTGCTGCTGCTATTGTATTAACAGAAAAAGGACCAGCTTTTGAAATAACTAAAACCGCAACATTCCCTGAAAGAAAATTAAGATTAGGTGATTTAAATCCTAAATATCTTAGTTCGTATTATGCTAGACAATTTTTAGAACAATCAAATAATTATAAAGAAGTAAGATTGCTTGGTTTAGAAGGGTATAGTAATGATAATGGTTATGTGATTAGTTATGCTGCTCCAGCAGATACAAAAAACAATTATCCTGCTAATAGTGGGAAAGTGGAAATAGCTGCATACGTTCAACCAGGAAGTGTTTATGCGATTTTAAAATCTAGAAATCTAGTTGATTTAGGCTTTAATCCTGCAATTTCAATTGCATCTGTTTTTATTGAAAATAATGCAAACGATTCATCTTTTCAATTAACAATTAATTATATAAGTTCTAATGATGTTCCTGCACCAGCAAGTCAAAAGATTACATTATCTTTAAGGCCTTCTAGCAAAGATTATATTGTTAAAAAAATGTGGGATGTACCTTTTAAGTTAGATGCTAATGAAAATATAATTTTCCCAACAATTAATGGAAAAATTTTCCCTTTATGGGTTGATTTTATAGTTCCTTCAACAGTTTCTAGACCTAATCTTTCATTAGATTTAGGTTATTATTTACCTGGTACAAAAACTATTGCACCTAATTCATTAATTCCATTAACTCAAGGAGACATTACTTTTGCAGCAAGTGAATTAGAATTTACTAAAACTTTAACGATTTATACGGAAACTGATATTTTACCAAGCGATCCTTCTGCATCATCACATTTAGATGAATTACATCAAATGAAAGGAGCTACTTATACACCTAGTTCTTTTGACTTACAAGATGGTGGTACAGGTTATTATGATTATACTTTAACTGATTCCGCAATGCAACAAATTAATTCAAACCCATTTTCACAACAAAATATTTTTTCTGGAGATGAAAAAACACCTTTAGCTTTCAATTATATAATTAAAAGCACTGACAATAATTCAACTGCATTTTTAGATAAAAATTCATTTGTTGAAGGTGCTGATGTTTCATTACTTTTTGCTTTATCATTAGATAATACAGATCCAGGCCCTTTTGGAAGTGAAACAAGATCTGGAACTGTAACTGGAAGTGGTTATACTTTAACAGGTACAAATGGTTTAGGTTCTACTAATCTAAAAGGTATGTATGTTAGAGGAAATCATATTAGACCTGGTTCAAAAGTTGTTGGTGCTTTAGGTGATACTGTTACGCTTGATTTATCACTTTTATCATCATTTGACTCAAGTGAAACAGTTTATTTTTCAGTATATCCTTATTTTCAAAATTATTTTAATAGTACAAAATTAAAAATTAAAAATTTAGCTACAACTACAATTAATAATTTTACAAATGTATTACAACCAAGAATAATTGAAACAATTTATCATAAAGATACAGAAGGTGTTGATACAAATACTACTAATGATAATGGAGACGAACTTTTTAGATTTACTGATTTTTACGAAACTTTTTGGAATGGAGTAAGTCAAGGTACAACTAATTTAGACCCTTATGTTGATACAACTGCTACAAGCTTACCAACACCTGATGATGTTACAACTGTATATCCTGAGACAACTACTGTTATTAAATATTCATTTAATTTAGCTTACGAAAATGATTTAGGAAATTTAGTTTCTGTTGCACCTATTGATCTTGGAATTGATAGCGAAACTGTTGCAAATTTTAAAAATATTTCTGTTAATATAAATTCAAGTCAAGGAGGTCAAAATTATTTTACAATTCCTCAAAATGCTGGAACATTATATTTTTATACCCCAATTGCTTCAAGTATTGAAAAAACATTTGATACACATTGGAAAAATCAAACAACGCAATTAAACACACAATATCAAACACCATTAACACCTTGGTTTGTTTCTGATTTTAACTCAGATGGTGATTATAAAAGATTATTTAAATTTCAAAGTATAAGTGATGGTAATTCAGCTAATTTTGAAATAAAAATTGAGATAGCAAATATTAATCCTTTAGGAAATCAAGAGAATGGAACTTTTGATGTAAATATTAGGTTATTTAATGATACTGAAGATACGCAAAAACAATTAGTTGAGTCATTCACTAATTGTACTATGGATAAAACTTCTTCAAATTATATTTTAAGAAAAATAGGTAATGGTGAAGATTTTCCAAATCAAAGTAAATGGATAGTTTTAGTATTAAATACTGAGCAAGAATTTGATGGTAATGAATTGCCTTATGGAGTTGAAGGATATAATACATTATATAGCAATGAATTATTAAATATAAATTTCACAACAGAATATGATTTGTCTAGAAGTATTGCTAATCAAACTTTAGGTTTAGCAAATAATTCAATTAATGCAAATGGTCAATTACCAAGTAGTCAATTAAGTTATTTTAAACCTAATTCTGGTGAAACAATTAAAGGGAAAGGGTTTCACTTAAACCCTGAGAATATTATTTTAAATAATATTAATAAAGAATTTAATTTAGTAAATCAAAGTATTTATCAAAAAAGCAATATTGATACAAATAGAGCAACACCTGTTCAGATAAAACAACGTTCAAAATTTGTTGTTGCTTTTCAAGGTGGTTTTGATGGTTGGAATGTTTATAAACAAAGAACATTTGGTGTTTATAATTCTCCAGATTATAATTCATTATTATTAGCAGTTAATTTATTATCTGATAATGAAACTTTACAATCTGATTTTTCTGTATTAGTAACTCCAGATTTTTATTTAGATACTGATTCAGCAGCTAATGAATTGGTTTTACAAATGTGTGAAAATAGAGGTGATTGTTTATATATTCCTGATTTTATGTATGATTTAATTTCTTTACCACAAACATTTGCTGATGCTATTAATGCTTCAAATTTATTGAGCTCTTATGCAGCAGTTTATACTCCATGGTTACAAATTGAAGATACTATAAATCAAATAAATGTTTGGAACCCAGCATCAATATTAGCTTTAGGTACTATTGCTTATGTTGCACAAAATCAAAATGTATGGCAACCACCTGGAGGTTCTATTAAGACTGTTACAAATCACTTAGTTCAAAGTAGAAGAAGGATGACTTTACCTGATAGGGAGATTTTAAAAGCAGCAAATATTAATCCTATTACTTATTTTGCAGGAAGTGGTTATGAGATAACTGAAGTTAGAACTACACAACCAGTATTTTCTGCATTATCTTTTATTCATAATAGATTATTATTAGGATACGCTAAAAAAGCATTAAATCAAGTATTAAGGCCATTATTATTACAACTTAATGGAGCTATTGGTGCTGACGCTTTTAAAACAGCAGTTGAACCAATTTTTAATAGAATTAAAAAATTAAATGGTTTAGAACAATATCAAATAACTGTTAATGATAGTACTGGTGGAACTGATGTCACTAAATTAAGTGGAACAATAACAATGGTGCCTTTATATCCGATTGAACAAATCGAAGTTCAATTTGATCTTGTGAATAATTCATTTACGTTCAATCAATAATATTTAAAAATAAGAAGAAGTTGGAATTAATACTTCTTCTTATTCTAATAAAGAAAATTAAATTAATTTAAAATGACAAGAAATAATCAATCAATCAATATTTTAGTTGGACAAACTTTAAAAAAGTTAAATAAACCTAAAATTAACGAAGTTGAATTTTTAGTAAATAAAATATTAAAGGAATCAAAACAAACTGAACAATTAGGTTTAAGCCTTCTTAAAAAAGCTGGAGTTGATAATCCAGAAGCAATAATTAAAGTTTTTGCACAAAAAGACGAATCAAAAAATCAAAAAAATATTCCCATAATGGCATTTATTTTTGCAAATTGGGAGGAAAAAGATGAAAATAATATTGCTAATGTTTTAAATGAGTTTAATGATTTAGAAACTAAAAATAGAGTAAAATCTATACAAATTGCTGGATCAGATTTAAAAATTGGGAATAAACCATTTAAAGATTTTATAAATTTTGCTGGCTTTATACACGCAGAAAAAAACAAATATGCTGATAAAAGTAGTGATGCTAGTGTAGATATTAGTGAATTAGAACCAATGGAAAAACCACTTTGGAGTGGAAATGGAATAGATGTATATGAAGCACATGATGTTGGTAAATGTATTAGATATACTCAAGGTGGTTTAACAGGTAAAGGATATAGTTTTTGTATTGGCCAACCTGGAAGTGGAATGTTTCATTCTTATAGAGCATCAAAAGATTCAACTTTCTTTTATGTAATTGATAAAAATCATATGAAAGAAAACCCTGATGGAACTTTAGATATGAGTGACCCATTACATATTGTTGTTTTTGATAGAACAAAATATGGTTTAGAATGTACTGATGCTGATAACCATTGCCCTGCTGAATTAGCAGCACCTTATGGTAAAGATTTTGATAAATATGAAAGATATTTAGAATCAAAAGGTGTTCCTGTTGATGATCTTATAAATAAACCAAAAACTCCAGAAGAAATAGAAGAACAAAGAATTTTAGGTAAACAAAATAATAGTTTAGAATGGTTTAAAAATTTATCTTTTGATTATAAATCTAAATATATTGGTAGAGGACATCCTTTAACAGATGAACAATTTGATTATTTAATTGGTAGAGAAGATTAAATTAAAAAACATATTTTTTTACAATAATTAAAAATAAAAATAATGGCTAAAAATAGTGTATTCAGTGGCGTTCCAGACCAATTTCCACCATTAAAAGTTGACCTTTGGTCATTGATTTTTCCGGTTGATATGGGTATTTCAGAAAAATTTGAAGTGAAAGCTGCTAGGCCTAAAGTTACAAATGAAGTAAAAGAAGTTAAATATAAAAATTCTATATTCAAATATCGTGGCACTACTAAATTTGGTAGTATGCAAATTGAATTTAGAGATGTTGTAGGTTACGCTGTAATGTCTAAACTTTGGTTATGGCAAAGACAACATTATGACCCTGCAACAGGTTGTGCTGGTTTACCATCACAATATAAAAAAGAATTAATTCTTTATATGGAAGATGATTGTGGTAATCCTGTTCAATGTTGGATTTTACATGGAGCTTTTATTGAAGAGCTTGATGGTGGTAGTTTAGATATGGATTCAACGAATGAAGTCGCAAAAGTTACAATGACACTTGCTTATGATTGGGCTGAAAATCCTTGGTAATTTTTAAATTCAATTTTTCGCATATACAATAATTCAAAAGAGGAATTTCTATTCCTCTTTTTTTATCTTTAATTGTGATTTAATAAAATTCTTTGATTTCATCCATTTTTTATGCTCTAAAGAATAAACGTTTTCAAATTCATTTATTATAATACTTGAATGAGTAGCAACAAATATTTGACATTGTTTTTCTGATGCTAATTCTTTTATTTTTCTCGCAAATCTTAGTTGGTTCCTTATTGATAAACCAGATTCAGGTTCATCAGACAAAAGAATAACTTTTTCAAATGTATTAAGTGCATTTATTGTTACACCAACTAATGCTTCTCCATGAGAACAAAAATGGCTTGCTACTACAAACATTGAGTTTGCTTCTTTTTGTACTCTTGGATTCATTTTTTCAGAATCGAAATATTGTACAGAAACACCATTTTGTATAGCTAATTTGCTTAAATTAATATCTAACCATTCAGTATTTCTTTCGTTAATAGATTTTTTTTGTAAAGTTGACAATAAAGTAGATTTTCCTACACCTTGGTCACCTACTAAAAGGTTTATACCAGGTACACAATCTAATTTAAAACCTTTTTTAAAACAAAAATGATCTGTATTTACTTCAATAGATTCAATATAACTTATTTCCATATTTTTTAAAATTTTAAAAAGTAGGGTATATTTCAACCCCACTTTTTGATTATCACCCGCATAAATTTTGCCATATTTCTATGACCCAAAACAAAAATAATAATTATTCATTATATAATTAATATTATTTTGTAAAATTAAGAAAAATTTTTATATCTTTTTATTTTACACATTATTTTTTTCAAATTTTTGACAAATTAATTTATCAACTTTATCATAATTATCATCTAAATATTTTTGTATTACGATAATCTCTTCTTGTGTAAATCCTTCGTTTATCCATTCAATAGTATCACCACAGGTAATATAATAATTATGAGTTGCTAAATATTTAGCACCCCATGCTTCACCACTATCTTCACCAGAATCTTCATTAGTTGGTGTACCAAAGAAAGTAACACTTATTTCATCTTCTTTATAAGGAATTTCAATAATTAATTTTTCCATAATTTTTATTTTTTACAATACAAAAATAAAGAAAAATTTATCTACTTTTATAGTTTTTTACTAAAATCGTAAAATAAAAAATTTGGTTAAGCATTTTATACGGGTATATGAGTTTTTAGATCCTTTAGAAATTTACAATAATTAAAAATAAAAATGTATTTGGATATAACTGAAGATGAATTACAAATTATACTTGAAGAAATTGTAACATTTCTTGGAGGTTATGAAATTGATGTAGATCTAACGAAACCTGAAGTTGTAGTAGCTTTAAGATATGCTCTTATGAAGTTTGAAAAAGAAACTTCTGTATGGCAATTAAAAAATCAATTTATTAATGTATATGGCCAACAAGCAGGGGCAGTAATGAGTAATCAATTAGCAACTATAAATTTTAGTTTTGTAAAACAAATCACAGATTGGTTTGCTACTATGACTAGAGTTGGTGGTAAAGTACCTTGGCATAAAGATTATATTATTTTACAAGGTGGAAGACAGGTTTATTATTTAGATAAAGAAAGTTCAAAACCTTATCAAAGTGGTACAAGAAGAATTCATAGAGTTATGTGGTATATGAAACCTGAATTAATCAATAGTGCTCATTATAATGATTATAATCAAAATGGTGATGATATTCTATATAGTAATGCTTGGAACTTTTCTAATAATGGTTTAAATTATGGAAATAATAGATTAGGTTTTCTTGGTTATGCTTTTGATACTATGTTAATGATGCAATCTATGGAAACTAGAAATAGATTATTTTTTAGTGAATTTTTTCATAATTTAAGTGGAGATGTTTTAGAAATCACCCCAACACCTGGAAGCAATCCTTCTTTAAAAAATGGTGATAAAATATTTTATTATTATTGGGAAGAAGAAGAATTATTAGCAGGAAGGGGTTTAGAAAAATATTTTGATGGTCAAAGTGTTTTAGAAGATCCTAATAACCCTAATTTAGGAAATGGATTAGATCAATTACCACCCGGACAATATAATTTAATTGCTAATCCATTAGATATGACATTAAATATGGTGAATTGGAGTGCTTTATCACCTTGGGCTATAGCATTTGTAAAAGATTTAGCTTTTGCTAAATGTAAATATATACAAGGTTCTAAATGGAGAAAAATTCAAAAGACAATGGCAGGAGGGGAAATGAATTATGAAATTACTTTTGATTATAATTCTATTTTAAGCGAAGCAAGTACAGAAGAACAAAATATAATTGAAGCGTTGAAAAAAGATTTAGATGAATTAAATATTTCAACATTAATGGAAAATCAAGCAAAAACAGTTCAATCAACTAGAGAAATAAATAAAAATCAACCTAGACTTTGGAAATTTATGTAAAATGACAAATAAAGATTTAATTAAGCAATACAATTTTTAATAATAAAGGAAAAATAATTTTAAATAAAAAAACAATTATACCTAAAAATTATATATTTCATAATAAATAGGTTGAATATGTTCAAAAAGAATATTGGTAATGACATTAGTAGAAAAAATATTACAGGAGGCAAAACAAGTTGGAATAATTTATCATTATTCAACTATAATGCGAATTTTAATAATTTTAGAAGATATGAAATTAAAAGATTCGATATACAATAGAGGATATGTTTCTTTTACACGATATAAAAATGGAATAAAGGGTCAAGGAGCGAATTTTGCTAGGTTAGTAATCGATGGTGATAAATTATCTAATAAATATAAAATTGTACCAGATTCAAGAGCAAAAGCAGGAGAAAAATATGGTCCAATTAAACATCATTTAAATTTACAATCTGAAGAAAGGATTTATAAAAAAGAAGTTGATTTAACAGGTTGTATAATTTCTGTAGATATAATAAAAAGTTATGCACATGATGAAATGAATAAAAATGATGCTGAGTTTATTAAATCAAAATGCAAATTAAATATAATTGATAAAAAAGATTGGTAATGAAATTAGCTCATAAAAATACAAAAGATGGTAGGTTATATTTTGGGGATAAAGATGCTGCTTATCTTAAGAAATTATCAAGAACGGCAGTAGAAGATCATCATGATTCTGAAATACTTTATTTTGAAATTGATTATGTAAATAGTCAAAAAAACTTTTATGGTGAATTATTAATGAAAAATTTTAAACATCCTAAAGGGATCCCAATTCTTGGTTCTTATAAAATAGAAGAAGGTTCTGAAACAATGTTTCAAGGAATACCTAGTAAACTTTTGAAATTAAATGTTTCAGTTTATATTGATCAATTAAAAGAAAAAGGAATAGACCCACAATTAGGAGATTATTTTTCTATTGGGCAAAGAATGTATTTAATTTGGAATAGAAGTATAAACGACACAGGTGTAGGAACATTAATGTTTAAAAGAGGAAGAATTAGACAAGATTTTTTTTGTTATGATGATGACTTTGAAGTACTTAACTCTAATTTGTTTGACCCAAATATTGGTTCAGAACAAGAAATTTATCCACAAAATATAATATAATAATGACGAACAAAGAATTAATTAAACAGTATATTAATAATAGACAATTTATTACTGAATATCAATTTAATAAATTGTCTAATTCTGAGAAAAAATCTTATCTTAGAGCTAGAATATTAGGTTTAGTTCGAATAATAATTTTATAGTACCTATAAAAGTTTGGGAATTTGTAAATCTTTCTGACAAACAAAAAATAGAAATTGCTTCTTTAAGGAAAAAATTACTTGATAATATTTATAAACTTCTAAATAAAGAACAGAAGAAAATATATTGGGAAACTTATATGGAAAACAATCTTAATTAAATAAATGACAAATAAAGATTTAATAAAGCAGTATGTTAATAATGGAATTAGCATTCCAGAATATCAATTCAATAAATTAAATAGACAAGATAAGAAATCTTATCTTAGAGCTAGAATATTACAATTTAATCAAGGTGGAGTAATTTTACAAGATTATGAATTTAATTTATTAGATGAAAAAGAAAAAGAATTTTATGTAATAAAAAAATACAAAAATGAACGTCTTACATTTTCTGCGGAAGAAGAAAAATATCTTCCGATGGAAATGCTACAACAATACATTTATAAAAGAATTTTTTATAAAATGAGAATAACTGATTTTGATTATTCTTTAGTTGAACATACACATTTACAATTGAAATCTTTAGAAAATCTTGTAAATAATAGGGAAAGAATTTCTGTAAATAGATTAGAAAATTCAAATCTTGAGACTTTGGAATTATTTGTTAATAATTATAGAAATTATAATTTTGATAAAGAACAATTTTTAGCCTTACCTAATGAAATAAAAACAATCATATTAGATAGAAAAATAAAAAGTAATAATTTATCAATTAAAAGTTTTGAATATGATTTTTTAACTCCAGAACAAAAAGAAATTTATAATAATTTCTTGAATGATAATTTTAAGGGCTAAAGGAATTCTAAATAATATTTAATAAATACTATTATTTCTAATTTTAAACGATTAAATTTCAATTATAATATAATTTATAAATAAAGTATTTAAAAAATAAAAATAACGTTTAAAACGTTTTAAAATGACAAATAAGGATTTAATAAAACAATATGTCAATACAGGTAGGAGAATTTCAAAGAATCAATTTGATAAACTTTCTACACAAGATAAAAAATCTTATCTAAGAGTAATTTTAAGAAGTTTTGAAACTGATGAAATTCCTTTAGCTGATTATGAATTTGATTATTTAAGTAAAGAAGAAAAAGAAAAATATGTAGAAAAAAAATTTAGATTAGACTATACAGTTTTTACTGATAATGAATTAAATTATTTACCAATACAACTTATTTATCAATATATTTTTAAAAGAATAAGTTATGGGTACCCTACAACTGATTTTGAATATTCTTTTGTAAAAGATGCAATTATACAACTTGAAATTTTGAATAGTTTAAAAAATAATAGTTGTATAATTTCTCCGTTTAAAATAAAAAATTCAAATTATGAAACTTTAGAAAAATTTATTTTAAGTATCAATAAAGCTAAAAGTAGGTATATTTTCCATGAACAACAATTTTTAGCTTTACCTGATGAATTAAAAAAGGTTTATTTGGAAGGTAGAGTGGAAAATAATAGAGATATTAAAGAATATGAATTTGAATTTTTAACCCCTGAATTAAAAAAAGTTTATCTAAATTATCATTAAAGTGTTATTTCTAATTTTAACCGATTAAATTTCAATTATAATACATTTTACAAATAAAGTATTTAAAAATAAAAAAATAACTTTTAAAATGACGAATAAAGATTTGATAAAACAATATGTTAATACCGGAAGAGAAATTAAACCTAAACAATTTGATTTGTTATCTAATTCCGACAAAAAAACTTATTTAAGAGCAAGATATATAAATTTTGAATCAAAAGCTAGAGAAAATGAATATTTTGAATTTGAAGATTTTGAATTCATACATTTACCAGATGATAAAAAAAATAAATATATTAAATATGTTTTGGATAACCCTGAACATTGTTTTTTAAATTCAAGATTACAATTTGAATCTTGTTCAAAAGAAGAACAAATAGAATATGTTACTTATAAAATTTCATATTTTCATAAACCAAGAAATTATGAAATGGCGGTTTTACCTGATGAAATAAAAAGGGATTATTTTAATAATCAAATGAAAAACTGGAATTTTTCATTTTTTGAAGATGATTTATTTGTTTTAATGCCTGAAGATATAATGGAAAAATATATTCATTTACAAATTTCAGAAGGTAATTTATTATCAAATTTACAATTTAAATGTTTGAATGAAGAATTACAAAATAAATATTTAGAAAATGTAAAAGGGCCTATTTCTAAATATCAAATGGATTTAATGTCTGAAAAAGAATTTGATGATTATATTAAAAGAAATTATAGAAACGCATTTACCTTTGGAGAAATTGAAATTGATTATTGGAATAAATGTAATGAAGAACAAAAGAAATTCTTAGTTCAAAAATTAGCTTTAGTTATAGGTAAAAATCGTTTAAAAAGTAAAGAATTAAATATTTTTAATAAATATCAAATGAATGACGAATAAGGAATTAATAAAACAATATTGTAACACAGGTTTAAAAATCTCGGAATATCAGTTTGAAAAATTATCTAATCAAGACAAAAAAACTTATCTTAGAGCAAGGGTAATTGGCGTTAGTACAGATGAAAAATATCATAAATTAGATTTATGGGAATTAGATTTGTTACCTGAGATAAAAGAAAAATTTAAAATTCAACAATTAAAAAGATTTTACGATGTTATAAATTTTAGGGATTATTTTTATAATATGCTACCTAATGGATATACTGTTTTTAATACTGATGAAAATTTAGATTTTTCTATGTTTAGATTTATTCCTGATAAAATAATATTTAAAAAAAAATGTGATGTATTATTTAATAAATTAATTGAATTACCTAAAAATATAGAATTTTATAATGAGGATATACAATTTGGAGAAACAATTATACCGGATGATTTTGTTTTTAATAATAAAGGTATTATAAATTTCGATAATGCAAGTAATCTTGGGAAAAATGTGATTTTTAATAATAAAACTGTTTGGTTAAGCGGTTTAAAAACTTTACCTGAAGGAATACAATTTAATAATACAGGTAATGTCGGTTTATATGATTTAGAAATTTTACCTGAGAATTTCGTGTTTGATAAAAATATATTGAATGTTATATTATACAATATTAAAGAAATTCCAGAAAGTGTAATATTTAATAATCAAAAATGGGTAAAAATTAAAACAACAACTAAATATCCTGAAAATTTAGAGGATAAAATATATTTTATGCAATGACAAACAAAGACTTAATAAAACAGTATTGTAATACAGGAATTAAAATTCCTTATAGCCAATTTGATAAATTATCGACATCTTTACAAAAAACTTATTTAAGAATGAGGTTTATTGCTTGTAAAGATGATTTAGAAGAATTGGTACCTTATGAATTTAATTTATTACCTCAAGAAAAAATATTAGAAATTTTAAAATTATGTGCTGATAATAGAATTGATTTAAATTGGTTTATTTTTCAAAATTTAACTTCTGAAAATAGAAAAATTTATTTAGACTTTTGTTTGGAGTCTAGAGGAGCTTCTAATATGAGCTATTATATTAAATTTATGACTTTAGAACAACAAAAAAAATATATTGATGAATTTATTAGTAATGATATTTTACCTGGAAGTTCATTTTTTGAAAATTTGGATAAAGATAATTTAAGATATTATTATCAGAAAAAAATGATAATGAATATTGATCAAGATTCTATTTTTGATTTTGATGAAATAAATAATCTTAGAAGGTTCCCTGATTTATTAGAAATTTATTTAAAAAGAATTTTGAAGTCAAGGCCTAATGATTTAATTGGGATAGAAAAAGTTTGTGCAAAACAATTAAATTTAATTTAAAAATAAAAAAATGTTAGATAAAGATTTTAATTCTTGGAAAAGAAAAAATGTGACATTAAGAGGGATAAAAGATAAATACGCTAGTGATAATGGTGGAATGGCAAAATATGGTCAAGGCCTTTATACAGCATTTTTAGGCAATAGGAATATGACTAAAGAATATGGTAAAGTTTACTTTGTCGTGAATGCAATACCTAAACACCCAAAAATTGTTAATGATGTAAATGCAGCTGAAATGTTTTTACAAAATATAATAAATAATTGGTGTAAAAAACATAATATGAAATATAATTCAGATTATTTTTATTCAAAAACAAATATCAAAGATGAAATGTTAAACCTTGGATATGATGGATTAGTTATTAAAGGAAGAGAGATGGTAAATTATACTCCTCCTGATAATGTAAAATATTTTGAAAATATAACGCAACTTGAAAGATATTATGATAATTATGTAAAAAATAGTTTGGTTGAAAAAATATTGAAAGAAGCTAATGAAGTTAATGAAGAAGAATTCCCTAAAACTATTAAGGACGCATTAAAAATGTCTTGTGAAGTATATCCAGAAAATATTGATATTGATGTAGTAGAAAGAATAAATTGGATTATAAACCATAAATCTTGTGATAATGTAATTACTTCAAAAAGTAGAGATGGAATTAAAAGAGCTTGTTATTATAATAGCTTAAAATTTGCAAGAAAAAATAATTGCGATTTAGCTTTCGGTTATATAGTTAGAAAAGAAAATTTTAAAGATTATAAAGAATTATGTTATTATTACTCAAAAGTTTGGAAAAAACCAAATCATTTTCCAACTATGTATGGAGTTTATCATGCTTTTTGTTTTCATAATAACACTATTTATGAAACTACTCCAATAGATGGAATAGGAGACTTTATTTATTTTTATGAAATTATACCTAAAGAAATATGGAAAAATTTTAATTTTAAAGAAAATGATGAAGAATTTGACGCAACAGATTTTCACAGATATTGTATGAAATTAAAAAATGAAAAAAGCTATTTAAAAGAAAAGAAAATCCCTACACTTTCAATTTTCCCTTCTGCTTTATTTAATCGTTATGGATTTATTCAAAGGGATGTAACAAAATTTATTTCCATGAAAGATAAAGAAAACATTATTAATAAATTAGAGAAATTAAGAAAAACATCTGGAGAAGGTTTACCTATTAAAAAAGTAAATCCAAGAATGTTAATTGCTACACAACAATCTATTGAATCAGATAATTTACAAGGTGTAAAACAATCTAATAAAAAACCTTTTGTAGTACAATTGAATAGGTGTCTCCTGCTCATTGATGGTCATCATAGGACTGCGAACGCAATTTTAGATGGATTACAATCAATAGATGTAAATTTTCTTAACCTTGATAATTATGAAATCAAAACAATTTGACAATACAAATAAAATATAATATATTTAATAAAACAAAAATTAGTAAATGCGAAAAAACAAAGTTTTGAGTTCTGAAGAAGTTATAGAAAATATAGTTAATAAAAATCCTAAGAATCCAAAAAAGGATTTAAAACAAAAATATAGAATTTTTAAATTAAAGTTAGAAGAAAATTTTGTTTTAACAGAAAGGCAAAATATTTTATCAAATATAATTCAAGATAATAAAATTACTTTTATACAAGGTGTGGCTGGAACAGGGAAAAGTGCTACCGTTTGTTATACACTTTTAAAATTATTATTTGAAGGAAAAATTGAGAAAATTATATTTACAAAGCCTTTAAAAGAAAGTGGAGAAAATTTAGGTTTTATACCTGGGGATATAAATGATAAAATTGCACCTTATGTAGAATCTTTTTTATCAATTTGTACAGATTTAATTAGTGCTGATTATTTAAAATTTTTAACTGAGAATAATATTATTGAATGTAGGCCACTTGCTTATATGCGTGGTATTACTTTTAAAAATGCGGGATTATTTTTAGATGAGATACAAAATTGTACTCCTAAACAAATTATTCTTTATATTACAAGATTTGGTAAGGATTCAAAAATGATAATAGCTGGAGATGTTTCTCAAACTGATATTAATCAAAAAGAAAATTATATTATTAGTTTTCTAGAAATTTTTTCTAATATTAACGGAATACAATACTTTAAATTTACAAAAGAAGATATTATGAGAGAACCTCTATTGATTGAAATTACAGATGCTTATGAAAAATGGAAAGTATTGCAAGAAAAAGAATAAAACAAACAAAAAATAAAAGGTAGGAAAATTCCTACCTTTTTCTATTTTATTCATCGTTACTTATAATTTCATCTGGGATATTTTCCATTTCTTTTGTTAATTCTATTTCTTCGCTTTCAATTATTATTTCTTTTTTATCTAATTCAATTAAATTTTCTTTAAAAGAACTTGAATCATTCATAAGTATTTTAAATGAAAGTTTTACAAAATTTGGTAATTTATAAAATTCATCTTCATTAATTTTTTGGTTAATTTCATATTTAAAACCAGAAACGTCAATTTTTTTTGTACAAATAAACATAATTATTTTTTTAAAGCAAAACAAACATAAATAAAATATAAACCAGAATTAAAACAATACAAATTGTATCCAATTCTGAAAGAATCTCTTTGTCAGTCATTAAATCATTGTAATTCTAAATTTTCCCTTGAACCATCAACTTTATTTTCTTTTTTGTTAATAGTTTCTTTTTTAATTACTACAGCTTTTTTAAGATGTGTTTTTGTTTCACTTGCAGTTTTTTTAATTGGAGTTATAGCATTTAATGAGTCAAGTGTTTTTTGCATTACTAAACCACTATCAACTGCCATTACAATTGAATCTTTTGTTGTATCAACAACCTGCGACTTTTTTAACTTAGGAGCAATAACAAAATATGCTACAATCGCAATAATCGCTACTCCAATTACTTTACCTGTGTTCCCTACTTTTACTTTCATAATATTTATTTTTATGTGAATGAATAGTTTTTAAAGCCCTAAATATTTTACAAATTTATTAAATAAAGGTATATGAAAAGAAATAATATTTTCATTTGGGTTAGAATATATTTCAATATAATCAACCCATTTAACTTCTTCAATATCATCACCGCCTAAGGCTTGCATTGCTTCCTCTTCTGTAAGAGTGATAGTAAAAATACTGGTTGTAACTTTATGACAACTTTGTTTATATCTTCTATCATCAACAAATTGTGAACTAATATATTGAAACCTATTAAGATCATCTATATAGATATTAGTTTCTTCATGTAACTCTCTTGCTGCAGCTTCTTCAGTAGAATTTGTAGGTTCTACAAAACCACCTATAAATCTCCATTCATTACTGTTATGTTTTCTTCCTAAAAGAATTTTCATTCCAAAATCTTTATAAACAATTGGAATAATATCAACAGTATGAAAAGCAGTTGGAAATGGAACATAAGGTACTTTTTTTAATTGTTCTAATATCCTTTTTTTTAATTTTCTTCCAGGTGCTACACCAATAATCTTTGCAATTTCTTCTAAAGTTGTCATTTATATATTTTTTATGTTTGTAATTATTTTAAGGCCTTCATTATAATCTTTATATTTTTGATAAATTGAATAATTCACAATTCTTTGATTTAAAGGAATTGTATTGTTCATAAAATCATAAAATAATTCTGGAGTATTAAAATAAATTCCTCCATTCATTTTATAATTTGAAACAAAAATATCTAATGGTATTTCAGTTTCTTTTTTTATACAAATAAACGAAATATTTTCAAAATATTCAGTAGTAGGAATAATTTCTTTAAGAGTCATTTGCTTTGCTACTGACTTTAAAGAAACTGATTTTACATCTTTAGCAATACATTTTGTAAAAAATACAGGATTATAAAGTTCAGAAATTGAAAGTGAATAGAATTTTAAAATATTTTTAGGTGTTTTGCAAAAATGAAATCCATTAGAACAAATTTTTATTTTATTTTTTATAATATAAGTTTCATTAATTTCCCAATGAAAATTTCCCCAATTAGAAAAATATAAAATTTTATTTTCCCTTCGATTAAATCTAGTGCATACTGCTTTATAACCATGGATTTCTTGTTTTAAAATCCTTTCTTTGATAAAATCAAATATCATTTTTAACACTTTTAACTAAATAAACACTATTATAAGTAAAACCTGGAACATAATAAATATCAACAGTAAATTTTGTTTTATACCATGTTACATTGAATTTAAAAATACTTTCCTTAAAAGTTAAAATAAACATCTCTTAAGAGTTCTTTAAATTTACTTAGGATTTCTTTAAAATCTTCTTTTGTCATAATCTGTTTACTATTGTTTTTTTTGATAAAAAAGTTTCTGTTTCAGAATTTATTTCTTTTATAAACACATTCTTACTGCCTTTACTGTTTAAAGTAACAATATATTCTTTATTCTCATAAAGGAATTTATTACCTCTTTTTAATTTTTCTATTAGTATTTCTTTCATTTTTATAAAGTTAAGTGATTTTATTTACAATTTTAATAAAATATAAGGTTATTCTTTTAGTCCAACCTTTTGTACGATAGCTATATAAATTTACTTCATATTTCCCAGAAGTTAAAAAATCAGGGCATAAAATATTATGAGTAAAATATAAACCGTAATTTTGTGGTTTAAAATGTGGGACGCCATTTTCATTAAGTAAAAAAAATTTTTCAGTAAACAAATCGAATTTCCAAAATTATAATGAATAAATATTTTTTTGTTTTTATAAATTCTCTTTGCATTGATAATTTCCAAGACTTCTTCATTACTTAAAATATCATCAACATAAAGAGAATTTGTAGAAATATTATCATGTTGATTGTGAAAATGAACATCACCTTTAGAAATAACTCTTGTAAACCTCCGATTTAATCCAATTCCATAATAAAGAAATACTTTCTTTAAATTTTTGCAAAAATGGAATCCTCTTTCACAAATTTTTGGAGTACAATTTTCTGTTTTAATTTCTCCAGGCATAAATATTGTTCGTTGACCACACATTGGATTTGTGAAAAGTACATTATCAATAAAATTAAATCCTTTAAACCCCGCGATTTCTTTTTGTTTCATAAATTAGTTTTTAAATTCAATTAAATAAGAAATAGTACATTGTTCTGAACGATAAATAATATATTCGTTTCTATAAAGACTAGGCCCTTTTGCGCCCCAGGTTGAATCACAACCTTTAGCTTTAATTTTATTATAATTTAAACTGCTATCTGAATTAAAAATTTTATGTTGTTCACCTAAATGTACATTAAATAATGCCATATAAACAAAAGGTGGACGCCCACCATTTACCCATCTACCTGAATCAGTATAGCCCATTGATTTATCGCTTTCAGAGGCAAAATATATGCCATCGCCGAACATCGACCCCGTATAAGCAGCCCCTGCGGGTCTAATTAATAAACTACTTTGTAAGATCGAGATCCAATTAGCCGCACGTGAACCGTGCCATAGCAAATCAGTTTTTTTATTTTTTGCTTCACTTAAAGATTTATCAAATTTAGCTTGTGCTTTTTTGTTTATAACTTTAAAAACTCTATGTACTTTATGTGAATGTTCTTGTGCTAATTTTTTTACTTCCGCAATTACTTTTGGGTCAGTGACAATAGACATTTCTAAACCTAATGTTTCAACTAAAGTAACTTCGTTTTTAATTTCTTCTTCAGTTTCATTTTCTGTTGCATTGTTTGTAACAACTTGTGACCTCATTGAATCCAATAAGTCTTGTTCCTTTTGTAACATTTCATCAATGGCATTCTTTTTTGCTACAACACTTATCATATGGTCTGCTACCTTAACCATTTTTCTTGGAATGATAATAAATAACTTTACTAATTCCTTATTGAAAAAATCCAAATTCCAACTAGCAGTTCCAAATTTCTTTGTTAAATCAAATAATACGTCAATTTGTTTTTGAGCATCATCAATTTGTGCTTGTGTTACATTTTTTGCTTCAACTTCATAATTGGCCTTAGTTAAATTATTTGAAACATTCTGTAAATATTGGATTAATTTAACTACTTCTGGTTCTTTTGAAATTAATTGACCTTGTGAATTTCTTTTTACACTTTCAGTTTTTACAACTGCTTTATAAGCAGTTACATCTGTATATCCTTTTTTGCTTGAAGTCTTTTCTGAATATTTCTTTTCCCACATTGACATTGGATAAGTTTCAGACTGTGGCTTAGCAGCTCCTTCCCTTCCGTAAGTAACAGTAAATGTTCCATTACTATTAGCTTTCATCTCATAAAATTTATTCGCATTTACTCCAGGTTCCGTTTTCCTTAAAAATATGTAATTCTGATTGGGTGTCATATACTTTCTTTTTGTTTACTCTACAAAATTAATGAAAATTTTATCTACTTTTGAAATAAAGTAATAATTTCATTACTACTTAAAAATTATCACCATATTCTCTTCTATAACCTTTAGCCCAACCATGTGTTATAATAGCACCATTTGGACCATAAGGATATGTATTTTGCCAATTATCATTTGATGAACAATCATCATTTGAAGAATGATTATTTGATGAACAATCATCATTTGAAGAATGATTATTTGATGAACAATCATCATTTGATTGGCGGCTATAATTTTTAGAATTTAAATTTTCAGTTATTCTTTTTTCAATTTCTAATTCTTTTTTTCTTACTTCTTTAAAAATTTTTTCTTGTTCTTCTTTTTCTTTAATTTTTTGAAAATGTTTTTCTGTCATTTCTTTTTCAAAAGAAATAAGTTTAGCAGAATTTTCTAAAGGGAACCCACTTTTTGTATATGAAACACCATTACAATAATAAGGCCAATTGGTATTTTGGAACCTTGTTCTTTCAGTATATCCAATAGCATCACCTGTTTTTCCCATTGGGCCGATTATTTGACCACTAACATTTTTATAAAATCCACCAATAATTAATGAAACACCTGGAGGGTTTAAATATCCATTTAATATTTCATCTATTTTTTCAACTCCATCAATTTTAATTGATTTAATTAAAACAATTCCTTCTTTGGAAATATTTTCATCAATCCAACATTTTTCAGAGTTTAAAAATCTTTCATATGAAAAACATGGTTTAACAGCATTTGGGTAATGTACACTTTTAGAATATAAAAGTGTTTTTGTTTTACCATTTTTAAATTTAATTTGTACTTTAGGCATATCTTTTTGTTTTGTTACACAACAAAGGTAATAAGAATTTTATCTAATTTTTATTAATTTTATAAATATAAAAATCTTTCCTTGAATATTTCCTTCCTGGATTTACTTTATCACATTTTTTTAAAAATTCTTCTATATTGTAATTTGCAAAAAAATCTTCAAAAGAAACTTCAGTAGCTTGATTCATTACTTTTGCAATCCATATTTTTTTAATTTCCTTTTTAAAATATGCTTTTTGAATTAATTCCGGGATTTCTTTTTTAAGAAAACAAAGGTAAGTTTCACCACTAATACTATAAAGAAATTCTTTTTCTATCATTGTTAAACATCTTGCAGGATTTTGCCTATGGAATAAACAAAATATAATTGCTTTTTGACGTTGAATAGAAAGCTCTCTAAAAGTTTTAATTTCTCCTTCACTTAAGATTTTTATACTTCTTTCCATTGCTTGATTAAAAGTTTTTCTTAAATTGTTTAAAACTTTTGTTGCTACTTCTAATTCAGTAAAAATATTTGATTCCATAATTTTAGTGTTAATGACCGCAAGGTCCTTTTATTTTAAAAATGTGTTTATAACAAATCATTTTCAGAAAAAACATTCAAAGAAATTTTAAATTTTTCTTCTAATTCTTCTTTAGTAGCGGTATTTAAACCATTATACCACGGTTCTAATTCATATCCATCTTCAAAGAAATAAGCATAAATATTTTCCCAGCCTAATTTCACAATATGCAATAATTCTGGGTCATCTCCTAATTGGAAAGTCCAATAATTATTAGGTTTAACTTGTTTCCAAATTCCTTGTTCATGCAATGCTTCTGTATTCATTTTTTTATTTTTTAAAGTCTTGAATCTAAAATTTTCTCATTTTTTTGTTCATTCATTAATTGATAAGCTAAATAAACCCATTCTTTATTCTCAATGGAAATTTGATTATTAGGTATTTCTAACATTTTTTTACCAATTTCCCATTCCTTAATAGAAGTATTAAGTTTATTTTTTATTGATTTATTTACAATTAATTCTTTATAACGTTTATCTACATCGTAATTAAAACCATAAACTAATCTTAAATATTCTGGATTTCTTACTTTCATAAAAGGAGCAACTCTATCTACATAAGTGAATTCAGGTTTAATTACAATACCTTCCATTTTACAACTTTGAGTGATAAATGCCCAAAAATTTTTAATTCCTAATTCTAAAGGTAATACATTATTATCTTTATCATCTAATTCTTTTGATATGAAAAACTCAAGTGTATCATTCTCAAAATCAATTATCGCATAAGCATTATTAGAAACTTCTTTATAAATATCAATATTAGAATGTTTATCAGAAACAAATATTTCTTCTGTTCCGTCTTCCTTAATTGTTTTAAGAATAGAAAATGCTTCATACTTTAATTCAGACAAACCAACAAATATTTCCAATTGTGTTTTAAATTTTTCATTCTTTTCTTTTTCAATTTCAATAGAAGTATAGTTATTTAAAAAATCAGGTAAACATTTCTTTTCAATATCTGTAGCATTACCTATTAGAGTTGAAATTTTACTCTCAATATCTAAATCAATAAGTACATCTAGCTCATTATTAATAGTGTTAAAAACATCCCTAAATTCGTGTTCTATTAGGGATTCACCTATTGCACTCCAAGGTAATAATTCACCATCAAATAAAATATATTCGCAGCTATATAATTCAAATAAATGTTGATGTTTAATGATTAATTCAGTATATAATTCTTCTAATGTTTTTTCGCAACGTAACCAACCTTGTTTTAATAAATATCCATTTCTACTGAAGCCTTTGCATTTAGTTACATCACTTTTATGAAGCATCATATTTAGACGGCTTCCCATAAATTTAGGTTGAAGAATAACTTTTTTTACTCCCATACTTTTGAAGTAAGCTAAACCAGATTCCATACTTTCTAATTCAAATTCACTTTTATTTGCCGGACTCATTGTCCCAGAAATAAAATTTAATTTATCATTAGCAGCATATTTTAAACGAATTTTATCTTCCCTTTCTAAAGTATCAATATTAATTTCTTTTTTAGTTGGAAAGAAAGGTAAAATTTCTTTTTCTCTTTTTTGTTTTGAATTAACTTTAATAAAAGAAATCCTATTATTTGAAAATTCCAACATAGTTAAAGTTCCACCAGAAACACAACCAGTATCAATTCCAATTTTATTTTTAAATTGAAATACAATTGGAGTTTCTAAATGTCCAAAAATATGTTTTTTATGAATTGTTGACGCATCTGTTTTAAGAAAGGACAATTCATTAGTTCTATTTTCAATGTACTTTTCTTTTGTATCAAATTCAGCAGCTTTAATAGTTCTCAAATTTCTTTGTGAACGTAAAGAAACTCTATCTGTTTTTAACAAATATTTATTTTCACAAGGTGCATGAGTAATAATACAATCTTCAGTTTCAACTGCATGGAAAGATGTATTAAATAAATATTTAAATTTCCTTAATAATTCTGGGTCATTTCTTAAAATATCAACAGTATTAAACCAAGTGTCAATTAACATTTGGTCAGTTTCAGCAGGTAAAAGATTTTTAATATCATTGATGTTTTTTTCAATGCAAGTTAAAAATTTAAAAAACGTTTTAACATTTTTTTCTTCTCTCTTTTCTTTTTTTATATTCTTAATTACAATAATATCTTGATAAAATTCTTTTGTTCTGTCAATAAAATTTAAAATATTTTCCCTATCAGTGTTTAAATTATAATAAAGTGTATTAATTAATCTAAAAACTTTATGAGAAAAATTATGAAATAATTCTAAATTTTCTTCAGGAATAAAATCAATAATAGAACTATTTAAATTTAAAATATCTTCTAAATTATTAATAAATTCATTTAAGATAAGTATAAAATTACTAAAATCTTTCATTTTATTAGTAACATAATCATGAACCCAATATTCGTGGTTACCAATTACAATTGTAAAGAAGTTAGAATTATTATACAAAAATTCAATTGTTTCCTTAATTTGTGGGCCTTTATCAATATAATCTCCTACAAGAATAAAAGGAATATAATCATCAACTTTAGGAGTAATTAATCCATCAACTAAAGAAATAGTTTTGTTTTTTTGTACAATTTCTAATAATTCATCTAAACATCCATGAATATCTCCGATTACAAAATAATTCTTAGAATTAAATTTACAAATTTCATTATCATTACTTTCAAAAGCAAATTTAATAACTTCATCATGAGAAGTTATTTTGAAGATTTTGTGAAAATCATCAGTTGTAATAGTTTTTAAAACTTCTTTATTAAATTGGTTTACATGATTAGCAATAACACTTTTTAACGTACCTTCATCAACATAACGAAAATAATCTTCAAAATTCTTATAAGCAAATACAATTGTATCAAGGGTATAATTATTCTTTTTTGCGATGTTAATATAAATTTTTCTACCAAATTCGTCTAGATTAGTAGCATCAACAATAATTACATCAGCATTAACAGGAAATTGAGATAATACATCAATTTTCTTTTCCAATAATTGAAATGCTTGAATACTTACATAATCCATTTGTTTATCATGTTTATGTAAATCCATTTGCATCAATTCCCTTCTTGTATCATCACTTGATAAATAATGACAATTTAAATTTAAATCATTTAAAAATGGCATTAATTTATTTTTACAAAAATAAGTTTTACCTGAATTGGATGGACCAATCAGCAAAATTATTGAATGTCTTGTGATAATAATTTCCTTTTTCTTTACTTTACTCATCTATTTTATTTTGTACAAATTTACAATAAATTTTATCTAGTCTTTAAATTAATAATTTACAATGATATGTTTTAATTTTCCTAAAAAAGACATTTCTTTCTTTTTGTTGTCATCTGGAAACCAAATATCTACATCAGTAGGAATAAAAAGATTTTCTTCTACTTCTTTAGTTTTTTTTGGAAACAAAGCATATAGACGATTATCAAAAACGCCTAATTCATAATCGTCAATATTAGTTATTTTTTTATGTTCATCACAAATACTGAAATTAGAAAATGAAAAAAGTAAATTATAATTATTATCATAAGGTATGGTTAAATACCAACCTTGTTGTAAATATAATTTAATTAAACGATATAAGTACTTTTCCGTTTTCCAAGCATCTTTTCCAATATCAAAATATTCGTAAATTAAATCATTGACATAGATTTGATATTTAAATTTCAATAATTCAGAATCTATAAATTTAATAATATGTTCTAATTTTTGTGTTTCTTCTTCAGTAAATGGAGCATTTAAAAATCCTTCTCTTTCTAATGTTAATTTTACTGATAAATCTTGTACATCTTGTGGGCTAACCATTTTATATTTTTTAGTTTAAAATAATTCTATTTCTTCGTTATTAAAAAAGAATCCTACTTTGTTTTTAATACTTGAAAGTTTAGGGATATCAATTACTTGAATAATATTTCTTTCAATTACTAAGTCAGGATTATTTTTCGCTTGATGTTTTTCAGGTAAAGCATCCAATTCTTCTTGTGTAAATTTCCTAGAAGTTTTAATTCTTTTTACATAAGTTCCTTTTTTAAAGAAATCAGGATAATTATTCCAATTTACTCCTTTTTCAGTAAACATTTTCTCTTGCATTTCATTACCATGTAAACCTTGCAAAACAGAATGAGGGAACATAGATTGTGCTGCCATTGAAATAGAATTTTTTGTAGCATCTATTTCCCTCCATAATAATTGTTTTACAGCCCATTCTAAAGTAGGTGTTTGATAAACTCTACAATCAAAATCAGCATATTTTTTATATCCTAAACCATATTTTTCTTTTTCTTGATTAAAAAAGTTTATTAATTTAGAAGTTAGTTTAGAACAAATTTTTTGTTTTTTACCATCTTGATAAATCAAAGATTTTAAATCATTTGAATAAAGTATAACCGATAATTCATCTGATTGTTGATATGAAACAATACCATTTGTTTCTTTAATTAAAAATTTTGCACATTCTATCATTAGACTAGATAGTCTTTCATCATAAGGGCTTTTTAAATCTTTTGTCCACGAATGGAAATTATTTCCGTCGAGCCTAATGATAACAGGAAGTTCTGGTATCATAATATCTGGGGAGAAGTTTTTTTCAAACCATTTACAAATGTCCCCTAAAGTTGTTTCTTCTTTAAACATAATTTTTTATTTTTTGTGAATTAATCCTGTAGAAACTGCTTGACTGTTTACTTTATCCCCTACACCGCAATAATTATAAGTACCGTTTCCTAATTTGTTTCCAATAAAATTAGTAAAGTCACCCCCACTCATTTCCCATTTATGGTCAGGATGCCTAAAATTAGTTTCCATTACATAATTTTTATTAAAATCATAATTTGGAACGGTAATAATTAATTTTTTATAAGGAAGATTTTTTAATTGATTTAAGATAATATCCACTTCATCTAAAGTATTATGTTCTAATACTTCTGTACAAATAATGTTGAATTTAGTGTTTTTATCAACTCCAACAATTAAATCTAATTTATATTGTTGTAAAAACTCTTCAAAAGATTCAAAAATAGTTACATTTTCTAATCCTTCATCTTTGATGTAACGATTTATTTTAAATAAAGCATCTAGGTCTTTTTCAATTCCAATATACCTTCTATCTTTTAAAAATCTTAAATATCTATAATCACTACCAACACCAAAATCAATTACAGTAGTTAAATCAAAATTAGTTTCTTCTTTAATAAAAGAAATTCTAGCGTCATGTGTATCTCCATAGACTAATTTAAAATCATTTGTAGTTGATTCTTCCAAAGCAGATACAAAGTTTTTAAACTTCTTTTCACTTGTTAGGAATTTTAATTTGATAATATACCTTATAAAATATGGTGCATCTATTTCTTTTGCAATTTTAACATATTTATCAATCAAACCTTCTTCAATAAAAATAAAGTCATCAGAATTTATTGCTGCAATTATTCCAAACAAAGTTATAAATTTTAAGAATTCAAACATTGTTTTATTTTGTGTATTGGAAATAATTACATTAAATAATTTATTACCTTTTTTCTCAAAAACAAAATTGTAATCCGGAAAATATTTTTGAAATATCAACATTGTTCTTTCATCAGTAGAAAGTAAATTCATTTCAAAAGTATGTAAAGAAGGAATGTCTCTTTCTTCTACTTTTTGAATAGTACTTTTAAAAAGGTCTTTGATTACAACGCAAATAATTCTTGCGTTTGTATAAGAAGAAATCCCATTACTTGCTACATCATTTGGATGTGCTTTATAAGAATTTTTATCAATATGGTCTCTAAAATAAACACAATATCCATTAGGTATAAAAAATCCTACGAAATGTCCATGATTATTTTTTTTGAGAATTACATTCTTTTCTGGATTTTTGTTTATTACCCAAGATAAATGAGGATTGTCACTTTTTAATTTTATAATTGCCATTTTCTTATTTAGTTAAATATGATTTTAATTCATCAATTTCTGCTTGAATTCTTTCAATTGTCTTAGTAGTGTTTGTAAATTTCTCAAAAGGATTTACATATTGTGCTAACTCATTTTTCCAATATTCAATTTTCTTTTCTTTTTCTTTTATTTTTAATTTAAATTCCCAATCAATATCATCAGAAATATCAGGGATAATAGTATTCCATTCCATTTCTTTTTGTAATTCAAGAATTTTCTTAGCAGTTTTTTCTTTATGAATAGCAACATGATTATTATCAATTAATTCATAATTTTCTTTATAAAGTTTTAAAAACAAAAGACATTGTGCTTTATAATTTGTTGTACTCCAAACCTTATTAGAATAATTAAAACATCTTTTATAAACTTCATTTAGATTTTCTAAAGGATTTTCAAACCATTCCGCTTCTTGTGGAGTTCCAGAAAAATGTAAAATTGCTTTAATCCCATCAACTTCAATTGGTTGTCTTGACTTAAATTCATTTACTAAAGCTAAAGTAAATGTAAAGCTTTCTTCATTGCTTAATAAGTTGAATCTACCTAATTCTGCTTGAAATAATTTTATGTACATAATTTACTTTTTAATATTTTTTGTATTTTTAATTTCATTTAAACGAAATATATTATAAGATTTTAATCTTCTTTTGTATTCTGTATCAAATACATTAAGAAGTAAATTTTTAATATTACCATCTAAACTATTTTTTATTTTTGTTTCATTATCTTTATGAATAAGGTTAATTAAATAAAATTTAATTTTTTCTGTTAAAGTTATACCGCCAGCTGTATCTATAGCATTTAATGCTTTCATATATTCAGCATACATTTTATTAACTTTCTTGTTTAATTTAATATCATTTTTTAAAATTAAAATATCAAAAAGAAATTTACCAGCATTTGATTTTCCAAAACTATTCATACATTATTTCTTTAATTTTTCTAATTGTTTTTCTAATTTAAGAATTTCCCTTTGTTTGATATCTTCTTTATTTAATAATTGATATTTCCTATAAATATCACTAAAATTATTAAAAATATCTTTAGCATTATTCAAAGAAAAATAAATACAATTATTATGAATATCAGTATAATCTGGATTATAACTCATTAATTCATCCCAGAATTTTTGAAAGAAAATAGTAGGATAATCATCACCAAAAATATAAGCTCCTGTAGAAAAACTGATTTTTAATAAATATTCTCCTTGAGGTTGTTTTCCAAACTCAGGCCAAGAAATAGCCCTTTTGTTCCCATCATAAAAACCAATACGAACAAAATCACCAAATTCAATCCATTCTAAATCACGGATATGTGTTGGTTCTATATTTAAACCATATTTTTCTTTTAATTCTAATCCAAATAAATGACATTTAGCTTGATATTCTAAAGTACTTATATCTAGATTAATAAATTCCTTATTTTTCTTTAACAAAGAAAATAGACTTTTGTAAGTTTTTTGTGCTTTTTCTAACATAATTTTTATTTTTTAGGTGTTTTAGGTAATGTTCTCCAATGAGTAATATATTCTTGATTTAAAATAGTAGAATCTCTAGTAGAATCACATCCTATCCTTGTGTATCTAAGGTCTAAACTACAACACCATATTCCTTGACTATTAATATAAGCAATAATTGGTGTTTCGATATAGTAATTACCGTAAACTAATACTTCTTGATACACTTCAGGTAATTTTTTTTCTACTTTAATCCAAGACATAATTTTTTATTTTATAATATTTTTAGCCCGGTTGGATTTAAGGCGTACGATTTACCAACTCCCTCCCCTTTATTGAGAAACTTCTAATTAAATTACGGGCTAAAAATACTAATTTATTTTTCTATAAATTCCATCTGTTTCTGTATCCAAATGATGTATTGCTAAAAATTTTCTTAATTCTAATTCAAAATTAGGTCCAAGATAAGTTAATCTATCAACAATATCTTGTATAAGATGTTTATTTACTTCATTTTTACTTTCTGCTACTGCATTTTCTTGTATTTTTTGTAATGTATAAGCATTACCATCCCTTACAGCTAAAAAAGCGTCAGGTTTAATACTTTGTACATCTAAATGAATTATCTCTTGAATTTGAAGTGTTATTGTTAATCTCACTTCACAATAAGTACCAGGTTCTAAATCAGTTTTTTCAATTTTAGGGATTTCAATTCCATCTAATAATTGCCCAGGTAAAATGTCAATATAACTTTCTTTGTTTACTATACCGTAGAATCTTATCATAATTTTATTTATTTTTTAATAAATCATCAGCGTAATTTAATCGAATAATTAACTCTTTTGCTTTTGGATTTTTACTTGAATTAAAATTAATATCCATTATCTCTAAATCTTTAGCATCTGATTCCTTTAATTGTTGAGATAATGGAAAATTTATAGTTCAACAAGATTAGCAGTTTGTTTAATTTCAAATGCTATTTCTTTCATTAATTTTGATAAACACAAAATTTTTTCTTGAGTTGTCATAAATTAATCAATTACTTTCCAATTAAAATCTCTTTCAGTAAGAGTGCCAAAAATGTTTGAATTAAGATTGTTTAATCCCTTTGCATGATTATCGTTTACAACAGTCAAAACAGTTTGATGGAAGTTACTCCAATATTTGTCGTTAGCACTAAGAGTTGCTTCAGTATCAACAGTAACATTTTCATTAATAATTTTAATTGCCATATCTTTTTGTTTTTTGTTACACAAAGTTACGAAATTTTTTATCTAGTTTTATAAAAACATAAAACTAATATCCTCGGAATTAATTATATCTTCTTTTTTAAAAATAATTTGGAATGGAGATTCAATAAAATCTTTTACTTCTAACAATAAAACTTTAAAGTCGAGGTTTTTTAAACAATATTTTAGATCTGTAGTACTTAATGCATCTTTTAATTGGTCTATGTTTTTAAAAGCAAAAAAGTAAGTTACAAGTATATCATAAATATTGTTATCATTTTTAAATTTTTCGAAAAATTTTTTCCTTAATTCTTTATCTTCGTAAAATGTAGGAAATTTATTTTTATCGCAATGCGTTTGATAAATAAAATCATGGTTTGGATGCTTTTCAATTACAGTTTTTCTATTTTCGTTTTCAGCTCTCCATAAACCTTCTCCAAATTTGTGTTCAATACGAATAATTTTTTGAGACATAAACTTTGTTTTTTTATACAACAAAGATAAGGAGAAATTTATCTACTTTCCACGAAAAGAAGTTTTTAAATCAAAACCATTATTAATAATTTTTTCTTTATTAGTTTGGTTATCAGGAAGGTTTTTTGTTTTGGATAACCAATTTGTAATTTCTAACCAAATATCATGTGGGGATAACATATCAATAAAATCATATTCAATTAAAATTGGGTATAAAGAATAATTTTTATCTTTCCAACTTACTTTTCCAAATTTATTTTCTATAATAATTGGGCAATTTAAATCATCATTAATTGTATATTTTATTGGTATTTTAGGAATTCTATAAGTTAGATTAACTCTTCCAGATTTTGAAAGATTAGGGTCTGAGATATGATAATCTTTTGCTTTTTCTTTATCAGAAATATAATATGGATATTTGGGTAACAATTCAATCACATCATCAATTCTTGTCCCCCAATAAAATTTTTCATTATAATAAACTCCTTGATATTCTGTATCACAAACATAAATTTTAATGATAGCAAAATTCCCTAAATTTATTTTATTTGAATATTCAGTTCTGTCTAAAATCAATAAGGAGTCTACACCGTAAACTCCTTGTTGAAAATCATAATAGTCTTTATGTTTTGATATAATACGCATTTTACTTTAAATTTAAAACAAACTCTTTGAACTTTAAATCTTTTTGCATTAATTCCCGGAATTTATCAATAGCAATATGTTTTGTTGGATGTGGGCTTACTATAGACCTTCCATTTAATTCACACTATTGATTAAATAGATTTTTGTAAAGTAAATTATCCTTTCTTTCAGTAACTGTTTGTGTATGTGCTAAAGGATAATTTAAATATTTTTGATATAATTCATCCATTTTTTAAATTTGATTATAAATTTCTTTAAAGAAATATTCCCTTCCTTTATTGCTAATAGGCCCAGAAATTTTCTTTACATCAATATTGTTTTTAAGTATAGTTTCTTGATGTTCTTTTAAAACATCATTAAAAAGCCAACGTAAATAATCAGCAGTAGAAGACTTATCAACTGGTTTGTTATTTTCTTTTAACCAAGAAATTCCTTGTTCTAATCTCCATTCAGGTACAGCTAATTCAACAAATTCATTTATAGTTTCCAAAACAGCAGTATCAACTAAATTTATAGCTTTAGTTTTTCCAGCACCCTGATGCTTTAAACCTTTTGATTTAAATTTGTATTTAAAATCTTCAGATTCCCAAACTATACCTTCACCGATTAATCCTTTTTCTGGAACTGCACCTAAAGCAATTGCAAATGGACTTGCTTCTTCAACAGTTAATGTCATATCGACAATATCATTTTGTTGCATTTTAGGGTTATTGAAATCGATATTAATTTCCCATTTTTTAAAATTACGAATATCATAAATTCCTTGTTCTGCGTCGTTTTCATAAACTTTATCAATCCATTGCCCATCTACTTTTACTCTAAAGATAACAAAGATATTTGGTAATTGATTTAACCCTACACCTTTTTTGATAGAACCACCACACCATTCACCATAAACAGCTATGTATTCTTTAAATTCAATTCCATCAAATAAGAAATCTGTATTTTTAATAGAATTTAAAGCAAAGAATCTAGCATTATCAGCAGTTAAAGATAAAATTCTTTCCCTAGATTGATATACTTTTGTTCCATCAGCCCAAAGCGTTAAATTCGAATTTGTGCCATGGAGTTTTTCTGTACCTACAAATTTAATAGTAGGATAAGGAGAATCATGTAAATAAATTACATCCCCATTTTCGTCTTTCCCTTTATAATCGTGATTAACACGAACTTGTCTAATTACTTCATCAAATTGTCCTATTGAAGGATAAGCTATGTGTTTTATTTCCATTTTTGTTTATTTAAAATTATTTAATTTTTTCCCCCTATTATGTTTACTCATGAAATCTTTTTCTTTTTTTGCCAAAATTTCAGATTATGTATTTAAATAAAACCTAGTAAAAGTTATAATACTTTATTCGAGATTTTATACTATTTACATAAAAATCCTATTTTTAAATTATTGCTCCTAGAGAATCATTATCATCATTATCATCATTGGAATTTATCCAAATAACGAAAACAATAAAAGCGATTAAAAATAAACTCATTTTTTAATTTTTTCAGTGATTAAATAAGGTGTATGAAGAAATTTATCGCCATGTTCAATTGATTCCCATTCAAATCTTAAAATTTTTTCTTTCTTATGTTTAGAATAAAAATTTTCAAAATTTTCAATAAAATCTTTTAATTCTTCTAAAGTAATTGTTTTATTAATTTTAGGTTCACTTATTTGAAGCCTCGTCTGATGTTTCATTATTAAAATATTTATTAACTAATTAAATTTTAACGCCAAAAGT